TGAAGAGCCGCAATGTAAAGGGAAAGCAACCTTTCACGCAGTGTGGGAGAGCGTTCCTGACATTGTTCCTTCGGGAATGCCCTGCCCCTTTGGCGGGGACCACGATGCAACCTGGATTATTGACAAAGGTCCTTCAATGCATATTAAAGGTAACACCGGAGGAGTAAGTAATCCTTTTTATACTACTGTTCGTGCTGATGCTGAACATAAGTGGATGGAAGGGCAGATTGAGGGTACCAAGAAAGCCTTACGAGGCGACGAACAGTTAGAGGGGAAAGGGGTGTCGCCTTATGGCAAATACACTCTTGATGAAGAAGAGGCTCTTAAACGGGGCGTCATTAAAAAAGCTTCGACGAGCCAAGCTGAGGACAGAACTCGTATTATGGATGAGAGGTCGAAAATCGTGTGCGACCAAGCATCTGACAAATTAACTGAGATAGAAAAAAAACACGCAGGACGTAGACATGACGGATAAAACATTCAAGCAGATGGATAAGGTGTACATTTTTAATAAGTCCCAAAACCCAGACCCGGAATACAAAACTTCAGGAGCCGCTGGCTTTGATATTGCTTCCAACGAAGATGCAACTATTCACTCCGGGGAAACGGTTCTAGTAGGCACAGGACTTCATTTTGTACTGTTGTCGGGGCACGAAGCTCAGATTAGGCTTCGTAGTTCGTGGGGATTGAAAGGGCTTATCATTCCCAATGCACCGGGAACAATAGATGAAGATTATAGGGGGGAAATTAAAGTTATGTTACATAACCTAACTGCCTTCCCTATCAGGATTAACCAAGGTGACCGCGTAGCACAAGTAGTTTGTGCCAGAAGTTTAAGTCCAAGAATTCACATTATGGACTCTGATGAGTGGAACTCACCTTTAAACAAAACTCTTCGTGGAGAAGGTGGCTTCGGTTCAACAGGGGACAATTAATGGCGTATGCATTTCAAGAATCTATTCAGCGTGGTATAGTATACCTCGCAAAATCCGACGATAACTTTTTAGTACAGGCAATGCCTATGGTGAAGGACTCATATTTTGAGTTCCCTCAGCACCAAAAGTTTTGGTCAGTTATTAAGGACTACTACGGTTCTTATAAAAAACTCCCCTCCGATGAACAAATCCTAGAACAAATTAGAGGGCTTAAAACTGATAACGAGCTTCTCTCCGACTTCAAAGAAGAGTTAAAGGAAATCAATTCCGTTGATGAGAAGTCGTTAGAGAACGAAGAGTTTTATTTAGATAAAGTAGAAGAGTTTGCTAAGGAGCAGTGTCTTAAAGATGCTATTATCAATTCTATTGAGTTACTTAAGCAGAAGAAGTTTGGTCGCATTGAGGAAGAGATTCGTAGCGCACTATCTGTCAGCCGTGACGTAGACCTAGGAATAGATTACTTCGGTAGCGTCGAAGAACGGTACGAAAGACTAAGTTACAATAAGGTTAACGCCCAGTACAGAACTCCTTTCGAGACTATTAACCAAGAACTTGAGGGGGGTCTTGCCCCTAAAGAACTAGCGATGGTCGTAGCCCCTCCTGGAGTCGGTAAGTCCTTGTTCCTAGCCAACCAAGCGGCTCGGTCTATAATGGATGGCAAAGATGTTCTATACATTTCTCTAGAGATGTCTGAAGACCGTGTTGCCCAACGTATGGATAGTATCTTTACCCGCATCAAGCAATCCGAATTGAAGAAAGGGGTAAAGTTACTTAATGACCGCCTAGACCAAATGCAGAAAGCGGCTCCCGGCATGGGCAATTTAAAGATTAAAGAGTACCCCACTAAGAGACTTACAGTTACGGGACTTAGAGCTTACTTAAATCAGTTACGTAACTATGAGGACTTTACTCCAGATATTATCATTATTGATTATCTTGAATTAATGACGAACTCTGATGTAAGTATGTCTGAGTACATGGCACAAGAACGCATCGCACAAGAACTCCGCGGCATCGCCGTAGAACATAAATGCTTGGTGTGGACGGCTACACAAACGAACCGTAAAGGTAAAGAGGTGGACATCATTACAGATGCTGAACTAGCCGACTCTTATGGAAAGATTCGTGTCTGTGACCTAGCATTCTCTATTAACCAAAAGGAACAAGAGTTTGATGAAGGAAAGGCTCGTATGTTCGTTATGAAATCGCGAAATGGTAGGGCACGTTATATTGTCCCTATCCGCATCGACTATACTAGACTAGTAATATCACAACAATGAGCGCTAATAAATCTAAAACAAAGTACCCTAAGTACGACCACCCCAAGACTGTTTACACAGGCATCAAAACTTTTGACATCAAACAAACGTCTTTGAAAAAAGATAACTTGTATGGGTGCGTAGAGTTTCCTAAATATCTTTTAACTGTTGACCCTAATCAACATCCTGAAGATTACAAAGGAACTTTGCTCCACGAAATCTGTCATATCGGTTATGAGATTTTTGGTCTTAATGATGATGATGAGATACCAAGTATGAGTAACGAGTATCTAACAAGTGTGACCTCCAACATGATACAACAAATGGCAGGACTAAACCCTGAACTATTCCAATTTATTTTTGCAAGCAATGATTAGCATAAAAGAAATTTACGATAACATAGAAGATTCTTATATGGATATTACTAAGAAATACATAGCTATTTCTGAGCATAACTTTCAAGAGGCTATGACCAATCACCCTTCTACCTTCGCATTCTTTGCGGGCGTGATGGCTTACGCCAAAAAAGAAGTAGACCGCGCTAACCTTATATGCGAGACCCGTGAAGCCGAGATAAGAGAAGCCCGCCGCGAGGAACTTAAACAATCAGGTCAGAAAACGACTGACCGTGCACTAGATGCGTACTTGAAGACTCAGCCGGAGCTTCAAACCCTTCAACGTGGGATAACGTCGAAGGCACATAAATTTAATTTATGTAAGAATATTGTGTCCAGTTTGGACCACCAAAAGGATATAATAATACAGCTGTCTGCGAACAAACGAGCAGAGGCTAAACTAATTGAACAACTTTAAAAAACTATGGTTAACATTGACGAACTAAGAAAAAAATACCAAGAGATTAATAATCCTGGTGGCTCCGGGGGCAACTCCGATTTCCTCAGCAAATTCTTTATGATGGACGAAGGTACTTCCGTTGTCCGCGTGCTTCCCGCTAAGGATGAAGAACAAGAATTTTACGCTGAAACTGCGATTCACCGTCTCAACGACAAGAATTATCACTGCCCACGTGTAAAGGGTGGTAAGTGTCCTGTATGCGATACTTATTACGACATGTGGAAAGAAATTAACGCGATTGGCAAAGAAACTCCTAAAGGAAAAGAACTGCAAGATATCGCCCGGCAAATTAAATCCCGTAAGCGTTTCTATTTGAATGTAGTTGACCGCCGCGATGAGTCTGTTAAGATTTTATCTGTCGGGCAAAAGCTTTTCGGTAAAGTGTTGGACTGCTTCTTTGATGAAGATTTCGGTGATATTACTGACCTCAAAGAAGGTTGGGATTTCAAGATTGTGAAAGACACACAAGGACAATGGCCGAACTACGATAAGTCTGCCCCTAAGCCAAAGCAGAGTTCTGCTGGAAGCGATAAGGAATGCGCAGTCTGGATGGATGAACTTCATGATATTCATGGGCTTGTAAAAGTGGCATCTTATGATGACCTTAAGGCTTTGATGATGGAGTTGGAAGCGGCTCATACTGACAGTCATCCTGATATTATTGCGGCTCAGGACGCAGCATCTACTCCTAGCGGAGAGGATGAGGATTACATGTCCCACTTAAAAGACTTAAAGGTGGATTAATGGCAAAAAAGCTAAAGATATTAGCTTGCCCGTCGAACCATGGAGGATGCGCTTATTACCGCATCCTCCTTCCGATGCAAAAGCTGGAAGAACACTACGGCGATGAAGTAGAGGTTCGTTGGGACGACAACCCTTTAGGTTGGGTAAAAGCCGAGGAGGGCATAAAGGGAAGTAAAACTCCGGCTAATTTCGATTACGAAAATCTCCACTGGGCTGATGTCGTTTTTACTCAAAATATCCATAACTTTGGGGGGGAATATACTGTGGAAATTTTGCGCAAATCCCATGAGTTCGGCGCATTTACTCATTTCGATACAGATGATTTATTGACCGACCTTTACGAAGGGCACCGTCTATTCGATGTGTATCACGAGCAACAACTGAGTAAAGTAACTGAGTACATTTATAATAATGTAGACCTTGTATCCGTCACCCAACGCAAGTTTGCTGACCGGATTGCGCCTTTTGTAAAATGTGCTTTGGTTGTTATTAAAAACACTATTGATTACGACCTGCCGGCGTGGAATTTATCTAAACGCCCTGCACCTAAAAAAATGACCAGATTTGGTTGGGTAGGAGGAATCCATCATGATGTAGATGTAAAACATTTTGCCGGGATTCCTTTTATAGTAAATCAAAAGGTAGGGAAAGAACGAGTGCACTGGGGTTTTTACGGGAGACCGATGCAAAAA